GGTGACGCAAAAATAATCTAAAAACTAAGAATAATTTGCTTTAGGTTAATTCTTAAGTTTACACTTCGAAGAAGGTGAAATTTTGGCTCGAAAAAAAATAAGGGTTCGAGGACATCGCTTTAGCGATGCTCCTGCAATGTACATGAAAAGGACTAAATTTGACCGTTCTCATGTTTATAAGACAACTTTTAATTCAGGTAAGCTTATACCTGTATTTGTTGACGAGGTTTTGCCTGGCGATACTACTCGTATGTCTGTTAATTATTTCGCTCGCTTGGCTACTCCTATTAAGCCTATCATGGATAATATTTATCTGGATTGGTTTTTCTTTTTTGTCCCAAATCGCCTCGTTTGGGAGCACTGGCAGAACTTCTGTTTTGAACAGGAAGATCCTGATGATAGTACTGATTATGTTATCCCTACTGTTTCTGCTACTGGTAACTCTGGAAATGCGTATATAGGCTCTCTTTGGGACTATTTCGGCTTGCCTGTGAATACGTCTGGTAATTTATCTGATATTAGCGCTCTTCCATTTCGTGGTGTTTACCTTATTTGGAATGAATGGTTTAGGGACGAAAACCTCCAGAAATCTGTCAAGATTCAGAAAGGTGATACCAACGAAGTTTTAAACTCTGCCCGATCTTCTGATCAGCCTGCTTGGTTGTTTAAAACTGGTACTGACATCGTTCCTGGCTTTGCCTGTCCGCCTCGTGGTAAGCGCCATGACTACTTTACTTCAGCTCTTCCCTGGACTCAGAAGGGCCCTGGTGTATCTGTAGGACTTGCTGGCACTGCTTCTATAGTTGATCCTTCTCCTACGGCAGGTTATCTGCTCTGGAGCGATAAAAATCAGCTTGCCGCTGTTTCCGCTTATAACGGTGAAGCCTCTTCTTCAGGCGGTCGTAAGCTTGCATCAGGTACTGGCTCTATTTCGTTTAACCGTTATGGTTCAAGTTCTGACTGGAGTGGTGTAGGTGGCTTTGCTGGCAACACTTCTGAAAAAACTACTATTGTTGCTAAGGCTGCTTCTGGTTATCTTGCTAATGATTCTTATGTTGACTTGGATACTTCGAGCATTTTTACTATTAACAGCTTACGTACAGCCTTCCAGATGCAGAAGTTTTATGAACGTCTTGCCCGTGGTGGTAGTCGGTATACAGAAGTGCTTCGCTCTTTCTTTGGCGTAGTTTCTCCTGATGCCCGTCTTCAGCGTCCTGAATTTCTTGGTACTTTTACCAAAATGGTAAATGTCAATCCAATAGCGCAGACTTCTGCAACCGACAGCACCTCTCCGCAAGGTAACCTTTCTGCTTATGGTGTTACTGCTGCTAAATTCCATGGCTTTACCAAATCTTTTGTTGAACACGGCTATATTATAGGCTTTGTTTGCGCTCGTGCTGACTTAACCTATCAGCAAGGTATTAACAAAATGTGGCTTCGTTCTACCGTTTACGATTTCTATTGGCCTACATTCGCGCATCTTGGTGAGCAGGCCATTGAACTTCGTGAGATCTATGCTCAAGGTTCTAAAGATGACACTACTGTTTTTGGCTACCAAGAACGTTATGCCGAATATCGTTATAAACCTTCGCAGATTACAGGTAAGTTCCGCAGTTCTGTAACTGATGGCACTTTAGATAAGTGGCATTTGTCCCAGTTCTTTCAAACTGCCCCAACTCTTAACGAAGAATTTATAGTCGAAAATCCGCCTATTGGGCGTATTGTTGCTGTTCCCAGTGAGCCTGAATTCTTGCTTGACATAGGCTTCCGTTACACTACTGTGCGTCCTATGCCTATGTTTGGTACGCCCGGCCTTGTTGATCACTTCTAGAAGGAGTTGGTTTTATGTCATGGCTTTCTAATACTTTAGGCAGCGTAGCTGGTTCTGTTTTAGGATCTGCAGTTCAGAATCATTACAATTCTGCTAATGCCGCACAGGCTAACGCGTGGAACGTTGAAAACTATAAACATCGTTATCAATGGGCTGTAGAAGATATGCGCCAAGCTGGCCTTAATCCTATTCTTGCTGCGACTAATGGTATAGGCGGCTCTATATCTGGAGCTTCAGCTGCTTCTGTAGGTATGAGTGATATAGGTTCTACCATGAACTCTGCCAAAGCCGCTAGTGCCGCTGAAAGGCAGGCTAAGAATGCCGAGAATCTTGCAGTATCTCAAATTGAAAAAAACGTCGCAGAAGCCGATTCTGTGCGTCAGGGTACCCATGGCACAGTTCTCCAGAATGGTATTCTCGCAAATGATTTGAATCTTCGCGAGCAGACTTATGAAAAGCGCCTTGGTTATGAACTTGAAAAGATGAATTTGGAGCTTGAAAACCTTCGTCTTCAGGGTTCTTTCCTTAGCTCTGGTGTTTTGAACAATATTGCTTCTGCTAACCGTGCTAATTCTGCCGCCGCTTTTGATAATATTCAAACTGAAATGGCAGGCATGGAACGTGATTTTTATAAGAATCTCGAAAGTCTTACAGGTGCTCCTAGGTCTGTCGCTAGTGGTGTTGGTTCTACTGTCAAAAATGTTATAGGCTTCCTCGGAGGTCGTTATTTTGGAAGGAGATAATTTTATGTCCAATAAAACTACTATGATTCTTACTTTTATCGTTTCTGTTGTTGTCCCTTTTATTCAGGAAGTTGTAGATCTGATCGAAGCTCTTAAAGGTAAAGCTTCTTCTAATACCGTGACTGCTAAAAAGGTTGCTTCGGATTTTCAAACCGATGTTGCTCAACTTGTTGAGCCAGCTGCTAATAAGGATGATTCTAAAAAAACTAGCCGTTTTTTCGGTTCTTGGAGGGATTCTAAATGAGACGTCGTCGTTTATCTAAACGAGGTTCTCGTCGTCTTTTTCGGCGTACCTCCAAATCTCGTCGTAGGAATTTTAAGAGAGTAGGACGAGGTGGATTTAGGATTTGACATTCTGACTTAATCCTGATACAATCGGTACAGGTGATTAATATGGTTTGTTATAATCCTATTCTTATGTACCCAGTTGAAGGAGCGATTACAAAAAATGGAAAACAACATTATAGTTTTTACGGTAGCCTTGCCTCTCACCCTGAGCTTGCTGGCGATAGCCGTTTCATTCGTTGTTCTTGTAAACAATGCATCGGTTGTCGTCTCGAAAATAGTAGACAGTGGGCTGTCCGTGCTGTCCACGAAGCCCGTTCTTCGTCTTCTGCTTATTTCGTTACTTGCACTTTTGACGATTTTCATTTGCCACGTGATAAAAGCTTAAGCAAGAAATTTCATCAGACATTTATGAAGAATCTTCGTCGTGAGTATGGCAGTGGTATTCGCTTTCTCGGCTGTGGTGAATATGGTGAACTTCATGGTCGTCCCCATTATCATTACATTTTGTTTAATATTGATTTTGATGACAAAATTTTTCGGTTCCGCACAGACGGTTATAACACTTATACTTCTGCTCGTTTTGCCAAAGTATGGAAATACGGTATGCATCTTATTGGTGAGTTTAGCTTTGATTCTGCTGCCTATGTCGCTCGCTATATAGTTAAAAAGCAGACAGGTAAAGATGCTCCTTCTCACTATAAAGGTCGCATTCCTGAATTCATGGTTGCTTCCAATCGTCCTGGTATAGGTGCTAAATGGCTCGAAGGTCATGGTGAAGAATGTTATGCTAACGATTATGTCGTTATCAACGGTAAGAAGATGCGTCCTCCTCGTTATTATGACAAAAAATTTGGCGAAACGCATCCTCACTGGATGGAATATATTCGTAATAACCGCATTGAGAAGATGCTTCACAACCTTGAAAACAATACTTTTGGGCGTTTAGTTGACCGCTGCCGTGTTCAGGAAGGTAAGTATAAGCATTTTCTTGGCAGGAAGCTTGACAAAGTATTATGATTCTGTTATCATTAAGTCAGAAATGAGGTGATGCCTATTAGTGAACTTGATGCGGTAAAAAATTTCTGTCGTGAGCGTAATATTTCTTTTAAATACTCTTTTTTTGGTAGTAAATATGCTGCTTACCGTCTTAAACCTGCTGATTCTAGGGTTATTCGTATTGATAATGAATATTTTGTTATACCTGCTACCCTTTATCTTATGATTCGTAGGTATTTAGTTGCATTTAGAAAAGGAGATGGTTCTGCTGAGACTTTATTCCATTTATGATTCCAAGGCTGAACAGTTCAGTCCCCCGCAGGTTTATCACAACGATATGCTTGCTCTTCGAGCTTTTGAAGGTATAGTTAACGATGATAAAATGCTTATTAAAAAGTATCCTGAAGATTTTACTCTTTATTATGTTGGCAATCTCGGTGACAGCGACGGTCGCTATTACGTTGAGAATTGTGACGAGCCCCGTATTCCTGTCATGGTTGGTCGCGCCATAGAGTATGTGCAGACTGTTGACAATGGTTCTACTAAATGATAATCTAATAAAGAGCGTATCAGGAAAAGGACGATCTCATGGAGATCGCCCTTTTTTTGTACGCTACGCCCGCCGCGTCTAGGCGCCTGCGAAAGGAGGTGAAACTATGAAATTTAAGACAGCTTATGATCCTGTGGAAGAACATGATCATTGCGGCATTGAGTTTACCATGCCCTCTCTTACGGTTCAGGACGAGAAAGATGAGACTGATATTAATTATATCGTAAATAAGTATGCAGACGGTCAGAAAGGTATCATGACTCTTGACCTCGGCGATAGTTCGCAATACGCTTACCTTCAGTTCGGAGATGCAACGCTTCCCGGCGACTACAGTACAGCTCTTGAACTTGTGTCTGGAGTTCGTGAGGAGTTCTACAGTTTACCCGCTTACGTTCGAGCTAAATTCGGTCACGATCCTATGAATTTCATCAACCAATTAAATGATCCTGCAACGCTCGAATATCTCCAACAACAAGGTCTGTATGGTAGCAAACATACCTTTGATGAACCACAACAGTTCGTAAGTAGTGAACAAACACAAGAAAAAAATAACACTTTAAAACAAAATAATGAAGAAATACAAAAATAGGCGTCACTGAAGCCAGTTACTTACTTGATGTAACTGGCGTAGGTGACGCAAAAATAATCTAAAAACTAAGAATAATTTGCTTTAGGTTAATTCTTAAGTTTACACTTCGAAGAAGGTGAAATTTTGGCTCGAAAAAAAAT